TCTCAAGCACTGTGCTTGATCTTGTTGAATCCAAGCAGAAGATTGAACAGATTGAAGCCGCAATTAATCGCCTTGCTCTAAATGGTGGTGGCACTGATCGTTCAGTTGAAACCGCTGAAATGAAGGCTTATTCAAAAGCTTATAACCAATATATCCGCAAGGGTAACAACGAAGGTGAATTGCCTGAACTCTCGAAAAAGGCGATGTCTGTTGGTTCTGATCCTGATGGTGGTTATTTTGTTACCCCGCAGATGTCAGCACGAATTATCACTCGCATCTTTGAAACATCCCCTATTCGTGCGTTGGCAACAGTTGAAACTATCTCAACAGATAGCCTTGAACTTGTATCAGATCACAATACAGGCGTTTCAGGCGGCTGGATCGGAGAACAGGGTACAGTTTCCACAACCAACACTCCACAGGTTGGCAAGTTGGAGATTGTTGCCCGCGAACAGTATGCAGAGCCAAAAGCAACACAGAAGCTTATTGAAGATGCGGCTGTTGATGTTGAGCGCTGGCTGGCAGGCAAGACTTCCGATATATTCGCAAGAACTGAAAACACAGCGTTTGTTTCTGGTGATGGTGTGGTAAGCCCTCGCGGCTTCCTTACATACAGCGCTTGGGCTTCCGCTGGCACTTACGAATATAACAAGATAGAACAGCGTTCGTCAGGTTCAAACGGTTCATTCGATTTCGATGATCTGATCGACTTGCAGAGTGATTTGAAAGAACACTTCCGCAATCGTGCTGCTTGGTTGATGAAACGTGCAACCCTTGCAACAATCCTCAAACTTAAAAACGCCACAACGAACGAATATCTTATTAACGATCTTCGCACTGTAAACGGCACAGGCTTTAATCTTCTGGGTAATCCGGTTAAGCTTGCTGATGATATGCCGGTTGCAGCGACAGGCTCGCTTTCAATCGCTTATGGTGATTTCGGGGCAGCTTACACGATTGTTGATAGAACAGGTATTTCAATCCTTCGTGATCCATTCACAGCAAAGCCGTTTGTTAAGTTCTATACTCGCAAGCGTACTGGTGGCGGTGTGGTTGATTTTGATGCGATCAAGCTCCTTAAGCTTGCAGCTTAATTATAAAATGAAAGGTTAAAACAATGACTACAAGAGAAATTGATTCAGGTATTGTGATTGAAGCATCTCTTCAACCAGCAGTATTGACAACCAATAATACAACGGTTGCTGGTACTGGAATAGACCTTCGCGGGTTTGAAGCCGCTGAAGTTGTGGTTCAGGTTGGTTTGTATGCGGAATCTATCGCAGGTGCTTTTTCTGAATTTTCAGTTCAAGAATCTGATGATGATACCACTTACACCGATGTTGCAAACGCTGATCTTACTGATACCGTTGCCGCTACTTGCACCGTAACAGGTGCTTCGACAACTGGCCTAATTGGTAAGGTTTCCAGCACATCTAATGATAACGTGGTGATTAAATCAGGTTATAAAGGCTCTAAACGTTACATCCGTGTCAAAGAAAATGCGGAAAAGAACCATAACGTTGGTTTGCCTGTAAGTGCGGTGATTGTGAAGGCGAAACCTTCTGCGATGCCACAGTAAACCGATAATAGGGGCGGAGTGCGTTAATTCGCACTTCACCTTTATTTCAACTAAAATAGAAAGTGGAAACCATGAAAAAGACAGTGAAATTTAAATCAGATACCAAAGGCTCGCCTGATGGCTTTACCGTTAAAGATTATAAGCAGGGCGAAGTGCATGAACTTCCAAGCGGCCTTGCAGATGCCTTTATAGGTGATGATATTGCAGTTGAAATCCGGGTTGCTGGCGATGGTGAGAATGAACCAAAGCGACAAACAAAGGAAATTAATCCAGTAAAAGAAAAGAAAGCGAAGGCTTAAATGGCAGAGAGAGCGCTTTTTCAGGATATAATCGACAGCAGCGGTTCTGTAACTGTGCTATCAGGTGCGCAGCTTTCTGATGCCCTTGACTGCGCTGGCATGAGCCTTATAGGATTGATACTTCCTTCAGCTCTTACAAGCACGGCTCTTACAATTAAGGCAAGTTCTACACTCGGTGGCACTTACAACGATGTTTATAATTCCTCTGGTTCTCAATTTTCTGTAACTGTTGCAGCCAGCAGGTTCGTTTCTTTTTCTCCCTCTGATTTTGCCGCCCTGAGATATATTAAACTCAATATGGGAACAGCTGAAGGAGCTGACAGAGTTATAGGCTTAGTTGTGCGAGCTTTAAAATGAGTTTATTAACATCACTGGTTACAACGAGCGTGAATATTCCGCAAGTTGCTGGCATATCTGACCCTAGCATTATCTGTGCAACCGTTGGTGATTCGAGACTAGCAAAAAGCTGGGGTTCTTATTACAACAAATACGGCAATGGCATTGTTTACTGGACTGAGATGCTTACACGTTGCAGGGTAAGATTTCCATTTGCACTAAATTTTGCTGTTAGCGGTTACACAACCCCTCAATCATTACCTCAAGCGGTGCTTGCGGCTGCTTCAACAGCTGATATTGTACTCATTTTTTGCGATATAAACGACACAACGCTTAGGCAAGCTGGAAGCGGCCTTGCTATTACGGTTGCCGCCACGCTTGCAAATATTGATACTATGGTTAATCAGCAATTAGCCGCCGGGAAAAGAGTTATATTATTTGCAGGCTCCCCTTGCGGCCCTACAGCTGGCTCACTTACAGAGTTTTCAGGAAATTACCTAAAGCAAGCTATGTATATCCCACAGGCGATTAGAGATAGGTACAGCAGAACAAAGAGGGTTGCTGTTGTAGATGTCTGGCCCACTTGGGGTGATATGACCACCGCAACAGGATACGCTAACGCAACCGCCTGTTACGATAATATTCACCCTTCCGCAACAGGCGATTACTACGCAGCGGTTCAGGTTGCTGCAATCATTAATAACTGGTTCCCTCCAACAACCACAGATTTGCTCCCCGGCTCTCAAGCCGATTTATATGATGCAACAAATAACCCTCTAGGAATGCTTAACCCTAATGGGTTCATGATTGGAACAAGTGGAACAGCTGGAGCAAATTCTAGTGGTACATTTGCGAATAGCTGGACTTGCACAACATCAGATGCCGCTCTCTCGGCTGTTGGTTCTATTGTATCTTCAGGCGGTAAACGCTGGCAGCAGATTGTTGTTTCGGGCACACCTACGACCGCCAGCCCAGTAGTTTATCTCACGCAAAGCGATACGCTGGTAGCAAATATGACAGCAGGTGATACCTTCTACAGTATGTGCGAACTTGAAGTGGATGCCACACCAGCAAATGTTTACACCCCTTTCATTGAAACAAGGATGCAGGGTTCAGTAAATAATATTTCTTATTCTGGTTTATTGGGTTCATCAGGACATACAGACGGTTTATGCCCTGCGTTTGCTTACAGCGGAGTTATGGCAACTCCTGATTTAGTTGCTGAGGCTGGCTTCACCGTTGGCAGTACCAGAATAGGTGTTTATGCAGTACAGAACGCAGCAGCATCACTAACATTCAGGGTTGGCAGGGTTGCAAAGCGTAAGAGGTTGGTAATTTAAAAATAGAGAGGAAAAAGTTATGGCTAACATAGCAGTTGCAGGAACAATGCCAGCGGGTTCAGTTGCCCCGGTTGATTCTCTTGATGATGGTGATATTGAAATCACTATTGTGAAGGTGAAAGATAATAACGAGCTTGAGGTTGCGTATCCAAACGGATTTACCCGCGACCATCAAGCGGCCTCAATTGAAGAACTGCTTCCGAAAATCGTGAGTAATCTTCGTGCCAGATACGGCATTAAATCAGTTACAACAAAAGTTGCGCCTCAAATCTCTGAAGGCGCTAAAATCGTAATGGAGGTTTCTAACAATGGCTAATAATCTCAATTATAAAACAACCCTGAGAAATGCGAGACTTGACGCAATCACAACGGCTATAGGCTCAAGCGGTAAGTTGAAAATCTATTCAGGTTCACAGCCAACAGATGCCGATACAGCGCTATCAGGGCAAACCTTACTTGCATCTCTTCCTTTGTCAGCAACAGCAGCGCCAGCAGCCGCAAGCGGTGTTTTGACATTCAATTCAATAACAAATGATTCCAGCGCTGATGCTACTGGCACAGCGGCTTGGTTTACAATCACAACATCAGCAGACGTAAGGGTTGTTGACGGTACGGTTGGAACTTCTGGCGCTGACATGATTATCGACAATACCTCTATTTCTTCAGGGCAGGTTGTAACTTGTTCTTCTTTGGTTATTACAGCCGGAAACGTTTAATAGAGAAGGTGAGTTATGCTTTTCACAAAGCCACCTTGCAGCACGGTAGATTAAATGGCTTCTTATGCGGCAATAACCGAGGAAGATGATTTAAGCAGCGCAGCGGCGCAGGTAAAAACCAATAGCTATATTGCAACCGCAAAGATTCCAACGGAAATATCAGGTTTAATCGCTTGGTACGATGCGCAGGACTTGGCAAGCATAACGAAGGATGGATCTGATTTAGTTTCACAGTGGAATGATAAAAGCGGAAACAACAATCATTTTCTACAAAGCACAGCAGCCAGAAAGCCTAAATATGTTTATTCCGCAATAAACAGTCTGCCTGCTTTACAAGGTTATCACGATGGGGCTAACAAAAGCTTATTAACCGTCACTGATAATGCAACCCTTGATTATTCTTCAATGACTGTTTTTACAGTCATTCAGAGGGTAGGGGATAGAAATTCAGGCGAAACAATATTCGGAAAAATTACCAACCACGCCGTTGCAGATGAATTTCGCTTAACAATATCCTCTGCAGATACTTACCAGATCACAGCAGCACCAACGGGTAATGGTATAGATTCGCTAGCTATTGCAACAGCTAGCGGAACTATTGCAGCCGGAACCCCTCAATTACTTGAGGCAAAATATGCGCCAACTACGCTTTCTGCAAGGCGAAATATTGGAACTTATGGTACTGCAACCCTTAGTGGCCTCTACAATGGAACCGGCCCTCTTTGTGCTTTCTGCTATGGAGGATATTCAGAAGAATACAGGGGTTATATTGGTGAAGTAATATTTTATAACCAATGTTTGAGCGCAGCGGATATTGCCGCCGTTTCCCAATATCTCAACGATAAATGGAACCTCAGTTTAAGCCCTTCGAGCTTGTACGAGGAAGATGACACCAGCGCTATAACGCTTCAGCATATTTTTACAGCTTCAAGTGCTGCAACAGAGGAAGATGACAGCGCAATCATAAATTCCACCGTCCGAATCACTGGTGCAAGTGCCGTAAGCGAGGAAGATGACAGGACAACAACAGAAGTTGAGCAATTTAATTACACCCCCTCCCCGCAAAGAACTTTCCATATCCCCGCCCAAAATAGAAGGCATGCTTACAAGGGCTGAAAATAGAAATTATGGTATTCCAGCACAAAAAAGATTATATTATACTCGAAAGGGCTAAAAATGGCTAAACCACAATTCAGCAAAGACCCAGCAGAGAAGCTTGATTACACTATTGATTACAGTGAAGAGTTAACGGACGTTGCCGACTCTATCAGTTCTTCCGCATGGACGGTTGAAAGTGGGATAACGAATGAAGCAATCGTCAATACTAGCAATACTGCAACGATATGGCTCTCAGGCGGTACGGATGGCACGACTTACGATATAACCAACCAGATCACAACCAACACGGCTCGCATATATCGTCAGAAAATGACTATAGGAGTAAAAGCGAAATGAGAAGTGAAGTTGAGATTTACACGCAGCCCGAAGGCTTACCAATCACACTTCCAAGCGCAAAAGAATTCTTGCGGGTTACAGGGAATTCAGAAGATCAACTTATCACTGATTTGATAGGGCAAGCTGCAAACATGGCAGAACTCTATTTGAAGCGTTCTCTTATCACTAGAACAATGAAGTTAACCCTTGATGGGTTGCCCCTTAAGAATCCTAACCAGTGGTGGAATGGAGTTAAGCAGGGGGCTATTTCCGATTTATACGAATCGGCAAATTTTATTGATTTGCCTTATAGCCCGATCATATCAATAACCAGTATCACCTATTATGATACCAGCGACACCAGCGCCACTTTCGATAGTTCCAATTATTTCCTTGATAGTGCCGGGGCGAAGGTTTGCCTTACAAATTCCGGGATATGGCCTACATCATTAAGGCCGTATAAATCAATGGAGATTCTTTATAAAGCCGGTTATGGCGAATCGCCTGAAAACTTGCCATTTGGCTTACAAAGTGCAATCAGGCTATTGGTTTCATTCTTATATCAAAACCGGGATTGTGCTGAAATGCCTGAAGGTGTTCTTGCGGCTTTAAATTACTATAGAAATATCAGGTTGTGATATGGGATGCTCAACTAAAAGCAAATGCCTTGTGGTTTCACCAAGTGATTTGAAGTATAAAATCATTATTGAGCAACCAACGGAAACAACCGATTCACAAGGCGGCTTCACAACCACTTGGGCGACTCTTCATACTATTTGGGCGGCTATCAACCCGGTTAAGAATTGGGAAAATGCTATTTCCCTTCAGAATGAAACCAGAACCACGCATAAAATCACTATACGTTATGTATCAGGGTTAACAAATAAAATGCGGGTTAATTTCGGGGGCAGATATTTTAATATAAATTCGATACTCAACCCGGAAGAGGCCAATATAAGGCTTGATATAATGGCAACCGAAGGGCTGGCAACATGAACGGGATCAGAATTGAGGGGCTTGATACTCTGGTTAAGTTATTTCCTGAGATGGAAAAGAATATCGTTTCAGAAGTTAAAAAGGCGGTTGCCGCCGGGGCTATCCTCGTTCAAAACGAATCTAAGGATTCAATGCGCAAGCGGAAATCAGGTAAAACATACCGCCGGGGCAGTATTAAGCGGAAACGCAAAGGCCGTAATGTTGTAGTTGGTTCAAAGTTTCACCGGGCTTCAGCGCCGGGAGAATCGCCAGCGGTTGACACCGGGCGGCTTATTGGTTCTGTGAATCATAAATTAACTGAAAATGGGTTGACTGCCACAGTTGGCGTTCATGATGTCACCAATGTTAAATATGCAAAGTTCCTTGAATATGGAACCGGAAAGATTGCGGCTCGTCCGTGGTTATTTCCAGCGCTTGAGAAAAACCGCAAGGCGATTGTTGAAAGGGTTGCTTCCGGGCTTCAAAGAGCCATTCAGGTAAAGGGCAAATAATGGCTTATCCAATACCATTACTTCAAAAAGCTTTATATGATAGGTTAACCGGGGTTGCTGGCTTAACCGCCTTGCTATCAGGTGGCGCTAACAGCGTATTTGATTATGTGAAGCAGGATTCAGCTTTCCCCTATATTGTGATAGGCGAATTCACAGCGGTTATGGATGGCGATAAAATAAAAACAGGCCATGAGATCACAGCAACGATTCATGTTTTTGATAAAGGCCGGGGCAGAAAAACAACTGAATTAATTATGGAACAAATCCATAATGCAATTGACAGGCAAGAAAGCGCCTTCACCTTAACCGGATTTCAAGTTGTGCTTTCAATGTTTGAATTCAGTGATATATTTATAGATGACGATGACACAAATTTTTATCCGCATGGCGTTATGCGGTTCAGGTTTAACATTAGAGAGGCTTAAAAATGGCAAAGAAAGAGAAACCGGAAGCTGAAGCGGAAACAAAGCCTGATTCAGTGATTTACTTTATTGCTAACACCAATCTTCTAAGCCCTGCACAAATTGAGTATTTGAGGGATAAGCCATATATAACAATCAATGGCGCTTTCAGAAGGTTTAAAAACTTTGTCACAATGGCTTTCACAAACCAAAGGGCTTATGAACTTGAAAAGGATAGTTTCTGGCGCTTGGAAAAAGAAGATCAGAAGCGGTTTGTTATTGGTGGTGATGAAATCCCAATCGAATTAACGCTTATGCAGGATTTTAAAACAGCCTATCTAATTGGGTATGATGATATTCGATTTAAGCAGGTTGAAGCCGCATACAAGAAAGCGGAAAATATTACTACACAATTAAGTAAGTTTGTTTTAGACTAATCATAAATTATAGGGGCTTAAAATGGCAGCAGCAGCAGGTAGAGGGTTACTCATCAAAAAAGGAACAACCACAGTCGCGGGTGTTCGCACGACTCAGATGGCGTTTAATAATTCGCCTGTTGATGTTACCACAAAAGATAATGCACCGTGGAGAACGTTGCTTGATAACGGTGGAATCCGTTCAGCTTCAATTTCAGTTGAGGGCGTTTTCACAGACGCAGCGGTTGAAGAGAGCGTTCGCTCTGATGCTATGGCAAACACAATAGGAACTTACAACCTTGTGTTTCCAAATGCTGATACGCTTGGCGGTTCTTTTCAAATCACGCAATATCAAAGAACGGGCAATTATGATGGGGCGGAAACCTATTCATTTACTCTGGAAAGTTCTGGCACTCTGACTTATACCGCCGGTTAATATTTAATTTGAGGTTACAAAATGGCAGCGTTACCAGTATATGATTTAGTTGAGGGTTCGGGGGATTATACAGCGTTTACAGCTGTTTCCGCTTCTGATACTATCGCAAATAAGCCGGGGCATACTTTTCTTGCGGTAAATAACCAGAGCGGCGGCAATTGCACTGTAGGGTCAGCAGCGGTTGAAGCAGCAACCACAAAGCCGGGTTTTGGCAATCTCACAAAAGCCAATGTTTCAGTTGTAGTTCCAACGGGCAGAATCGCAATCATCGGGCCTTTCGCAAAAGCTCTCACAAGTTCAGCGGGTAACGTAACCGTTACATTTAGCGCAACTTCCAGCGTTACAGCAAGGGCGTTTAATATGCCAAATCTGGATGGAATCGTCTAAAACTAAAACTTAGGAAACCAAAACAGGGTAATTTATATGTCTTTGAAAGTGACTCCACGCGAATTCACTATTTCTATTGGTGAAAAAGAATATTTCCTCTCACCAACCTTTTCAGCGATTCTTGATATTGAACAAAGAAGCGGTAAGGGAATCAATGTAATCCTTCAGAATCTTGTATCAGGTGCTTTTTCATTTACTGACCTTGTAACGCTTATTTGGTCAGGTATCCGGGCAAATTACCGGGTTAATAAAAAGGATATGAAAGACCTTATTAAGTGGGATGATTTGGCAGAAGAAATTCAATCCTTTGGTTATGTGAAAATCATTCCTGACCTTGCGGATTATGTTGGCGCTTTATTGAATGGCGTTCAATCAATCGAAGAAGATGCCCCAAAAGGCGAATCAACCGGAAACACTGAAAAAAACTAGAACCGGGCGGCTGGCTATTTCCTTTTGCTGAAATAGCTCTGGGTTCTTTTGGCTGGCCGCCTGATGTTTTTTGGAATTCCTCAATTTGGGAATTTGCCGCTTGTCTTTCAGGCTTTAAAAAACGACATGGCATTGAAAACAAGAAAGCTCAATCAGGTTTAAGTGGTGAAGATGTTCATTATTTGCTAGACTTGGCAAGGGCAGAACGTGCGAAAGATGATGCACGAGATCTTGCTTTAAAAAGCGCGGGGCAAAATGGCGGCAACTTCTGAACATATTGTAAAAATATCAGCAGATTTAACCAACCTGAAGAGTGGTTTAAACCAAGCTGATGCAAGTGTTAAAAAGCTTGGCGACCAAATAAAAAATACATTTGGAACTATTTTAGGTGCTTATGCTGGTATTCAGGGGGTTCAGCAACTAGTTGAAGTTGCCAAGAAGTTTCAGGGAATGGAACTCGCTTTAAAAGCTATGACCGGAAGCACCGGGGCAGCACAGAAAGAAATGAACTTTCTGATTAACACATCCCGGCAACTTGGTATTGATATAAGCGCCACTTCAGACAGCTTCACAAAGCTTGTTGCGGCAGCAAAAGGAACTTCTCTTGAGGGGCAAGGTGTAAGGGGTATATTCACCGCTATCGCTCAAGAAGCAACCGTTCTTCAGCTCTCGAATCAACAGGTTGAAAAGTCATTCTATGCTATTCAGCAGATGATTTCAAAAGGCACCGTCCAAATGGAAGAGTTAAAAGGCCAGCTTGGGGATGCTTTACCAGATGCGCTTCAGTTAGCAGCAAAAGGGATGGGGAAAACAACGGAACAACTTCTTGTTATGATCCAGAAAGGGGAGGTTTTAACAAATGACTTCCTGCCAAAATTAGAAAAAGCCATTAAAGAGAAGTACGGTGAAGCGGCGGTTGAGGCCAGTAAACTCGCCTCTTCGTCAATCAATAAATTAATGACTGAATTCACCCTTCTTGAAAAACAAATTGGCGGCCCGTTATTAGAAAGCATGGGTAAAGCCGCTGAAATGCTTAAACAGGGCGTTGCTAACGAAGCGGTGAAGGATACTCTGGTTGCTATCGCCACGGCGGCAGGATACGCAGCGGAAAAGATAGCGGCTCTTTTTACGGTTCTTTTAAATACAGCGGCAGCAACAGTTGAAGCCCTCGCGGCTGTTGTCAATGGGCTGTTAGCGGTTGCAGCGGCAACCACAGGGAATATGAAGCTTGCCGGGGCTTTTGCTGATGGCATGAAAGAAAACTGGGGAAAATCAAGGGATGCAATCCTTGCATTAACAGGCGGTGGAGGGGCATTTAAGAAGCTTGATGATTCCATTGAAGCAAGCGGCACTAAAGGCGCAAAAAACATCCAGAAAATGAGTAAAGAGGCAGAGAAGTTTAAAAAAACTCTGGAAGATTTATCCGATTCAGTTCACAGGGATTTGCTTTTTGCTGATGCCGAAGCGTCAGGGAATCCGTTCACTGAAACCGAAAAGAAGCTCTATGATATAAAAACTCTGATTGAGAAGAATAAAAAAGCTTATGAAGAGTTAGGGCCAGCAGGAAAGAAAGCTCTTGCTGGAATCTATGACGACTTGGCAAAGTTAGAAGAGGCAGAAAAGAAGATCGCTTCAAACAAAGCCCTTGCAGAGCCCTTTATCCATGCCCTCGAAAATATTCAAGATGCTTTCGCCTCAACCTTTGAAGATATTTTTACGAATGGTGTTGATTCCTTCGGTGATCTTGCTGATAAAATGAAAAGTGTGATGATAAAGGCAGCGGCAGAAATAGCGGCAGCGCTTGTATTTAAACCAATTCTTGCCGAAGCTGTTTCCGCTGGTTTAGGTGGCGTTGCACCAAGCCTTGCTGCTTCAATCATAAAGGGAATGGGTGTTGAAACGGCTGGCGGCTCAAACGGCTTGGGCGTTATCAATCCACTAAGTTCAATTGGTTCAAATCTGCTTGGTTCAAGCGGTCTTTTCAGCGGCTTCAATGCTTCCGTTGGATCTGCATTGCCTTCGTTATTTGGAACAGGCGCACCACTTGCAGGAACGATAGGGCCAACACAGGCCGGGTTATTTACTGGTATGGGGATGACACCGGCAACAATGGGGCTAGGCTTAGTTGCTGCAATCGCTATTCCTATGATCGCTGGTATGCTTGGCGGTGGGAAGCCGCATCCCGGCGCTTCTTTTGGTGGTACGCTTGGGGATACCGGGGCTTTTGATGGTTACGACCTGAGAGCAAAGCACATGGACACGGAAGGGGTTAAAAAGCTTGCCGAAAGCCTTGATGCTATATTCCAAAGTTTAGGTGCTGCAAGTATTGATTTGAACAATCCAACGATTCAAGGCCGTATTGATTCCAATGGGCAGGCACAATTCGGGGTTGGTTCAAACCTGAATGGCGGTTCAATCCAGTGGAATGATCTATTTAACCCTTCCGATGCCAACGCCCTTGATGATGCAATCAAAGGATTAATGAAACAACTGCTTTCAACAGCGGATGTAACGAACAAAGATGTTATCGAAGCCCTTAAAAATATGGAATGGGAAGGTAAAAAAGTTGCTGATATTCTAACAGAATTGCAGCTTGCCTCAACCTTTGACGCTCTCAGGAATGAATTAAACCGGGCTTTAAATAAAGATTTAGTGGGAATATTCGACCCCGCTTTGAAAGAAATATCTGATGAAAATGATAGATATGCTGCACAACTTGAACTTGCCAAAAAGATCAGCGGGGATGTTGCAACGGTTGAGAGATTGCATCAGGAAAGGCTCTTGCAGATTCAGGTTAAATATTCACAAGGGGTTGATGCAACCGGGGCAAGTGTTGACGGTTTGAATGAATCTCTGAAAGACGCTCAAACCCGCTTTAAAACCTTTGGGGATATGGTTAAAAGCCTGAGTGATTTTTCAACATCATTGAATCTTGGTAATCTCTCACCACTCACAGCGCAAGAAAAATACAGGATAGCGCAGCAAGCGTTTAATTCAACCGCATCCCTTGCAAGACTTGGTAACACCGATGCAATGAAGGATCTGCCAAAAGTGGCGCAGGATTTCTTGACGGTTTCAAGAGAATTTAACGCCGGGAGCGGTGCATACACTGAAGATTTTAATAATGTTCAGAAAGCGGTTGAAGATGCAAGGGCGGTTGCAGTCAGACAACAGAACCTTGCAGAAACTCAGGTAACAACCCTTCAAAACCAACTCACAGAAGCCCAGAAGCAAACGGACTTATTGCAACAGTTGGTTGATAAGGGTTCAAGTAAAGGTTATTCCTATGGCGCAGCGTATCTGGCGGGGCTTGCAAACCCTATGGAATCCGGGCTTGTAAATACTCAGCTTGGCGAAACCATAAACGGTTTGAAGCAAAGAAATTTTGGATGGGGTAACGCATCCGGGCTTGAAGTTCGTTCCCTTGGCAGGGCTTTCGGGTTTACTGATGTTTTTGGAACCGGTTTATTTGATAAATGGCTTCAGGATAACCGGGGCGATTTACTTAATAATTTCAATGATGCTTTAACCGCTATCGGTGGAACGCCACGTTTCAGGGCAAGCGGTGGCATGGTTAACCCGGCTTTCCCATATATAGTTGGTGAAAGCGGAAGGGAAATGTTTACACCAAATGTTCAAGGCCGGGTAATGAACGCCACAGAAACCGCCACAATGCTTTCATACTCAGGCCGTGGTGGTAATGACAATGGAAGTGTTGCGGCAATCAATGCTTTGACGAAGGAAATCAGGATAACCAACCAGCGGGTTGAAACCCTGCAAAAACAGGTTAATAGCAATATGCTTTTTAGGAAAGTTGCCGGATGACGATTTCCGATGATCCATATAAAGAACGGTTCATTCTGATTGACGCAGAGCCTTATGATGTTGGCGGGGCAGCGACAACACATAAATATTTTGGAACAAAAGCTTTTACGACTGAGCCAACGGATACCCCGGCAAACACCTATTTTGGGGACTACATCCCTTCAGATGGCGCTTTCACCATAACCAGATCAATTTATTCAGGTTCAAAGATCGGGGGGCGTTCCTTCCCTTCTGTTGGATCTATCAGGTTAGTTAATCCGATAGGGCAGGGCGAAACCGAAGGTGAACTTGATGATTGGATTGATGATACTCAATACACTTGGGATGGCAGGGCTTTCTCTGCTTATTTACTGGAAACAACAGATTTATATTCCGCAAAAACTCAAATCTTCAGCGGTGTTTTTGAAAATATAAATTGGAACCGGGATAACGTTTTCTTTTCCATCCGGGATAGGCAGCACCTACTTGATAAGCTGATTCAATCAACTTTTTATACTGGCGCTGGTGGTGACGAAGGCGGGGCAGAACTAAAAGGCAAACCAAAGCCGCTTGCCTTCGGGCGGTTGTGGAATATTTATGCTATCCCGGTGAACACAGGCTCTTTTAAATTCCAAGTTCACAATGGCGCTATCAATTCGATTTCAGAAATCAGAGATAAAGCAGTTCCATTAATCACCACAGGAACCGCCACAGCTGGCGCGGCTGGTTCAATAACATTAAATGCAAGTTCAACTAGCGGATATGATGCGATTGATCCAAATTCGCTTGGGAACGGGTATTATACAAACTGCCAGATTTCAATCACAAGCGGCACCGGTTCAGGGCAAGTTCGCACAATATCAGGATTCACAGCGGCAACTCGTGTTGCTACGGTTTCGGTTAATTGGACAACAAACCCGGATGCAACCAGCGTTTATAGAATTGAAGAATGGGTTGAAGATTTAAGCGGTGGGTTCTTTACCCTGCTTGCAAAGCCTGATGGCGCTGTTACTTGCGATATTGAAGGCTCAACACTTGGGGCAACATATAGTGGCAAAGCAGCGGATATAATGAGCTATATAGTTCAAACCTACGGTGGGTTTTCTTCAGGCCAAATTGATTCATCTTCAATCACAGCACTTAATACTAAAAACAGCGCTGAAGTTTGTTATTACACAGGGATTGATCCAACAAATATCCTTGATTGCCTTGATTTCCTTGCTGATTCAATCGGTGCATTTTATGGCACTTCTCGCGCTGGTTTGTTCTTTGTTGGCAGATTTGAAGCACCGGCAACCAGCACTTTAACAATTGCGCAAGACGATATTAAACTTGATACGATAGACCGGGAACAGTTTGCAGCGCCGGTTTACAGAACAATTTATAATTACCGGAAAAACTGGACGGTTCAAGATCCCGGAAGTATGGCTACTTCTGTTCCAGCTGATGCGCAAGCGTTATACTCAATGAGATATTTTACAACTCAGGTTATTGATTCAGCGGTTCAAACAAAATTTGAAAGCGCAATCGAACTTGTTATTTATTCCGGTATGTATGACGCAACCGCCGCTGATACTGAAAGGGATAGGCTTCAGGCATTATATGGGGTGCGCCGTTCTATTTTTACTTTTGATAGTTTTGTGCTACCTTTTTCAATAGATTTGAACGCCACAATAAATATTACTCATGAGAGGCTTGGCCTTTCAGCTGGTAAAAATGCGGTGGTTGTTCAAACTGAAGAGGACGGATTATCCGGGTTGGTTAAGGTAAAGGCTTTTGCGTAATGTCTGATAAAGTTAAAATCTTTTATCGAAACTATATTGAAGATGCGACCTTAACCGCTTCAAGTGAAGCAGGAACTTTAAGCAAAAATAACCTGAAAAAATATAAGCTCTCAAAGGTTTGGCGAACAACCGGGCTTGTAAGCCAGTATGTCAGCGCTGATTTAACGCAAGCCTATGGAATAAATATGGTTGCCATTTGGGGGCATAACCTGACAACCGCCGCCACTATCAGAATTAGAATTGGTAATGATCCAACGTTCGTTACAAATCTATATGATACAACTCATTATGCGTGGCAGCCTATATATGGCTTTGATGAAGGCGGCTTTGATGAGGGCGGGTTTGACGGGGTGCCAATTCTCACAGATTATAATGATCTCCCGTCTTATACCCTTGTAAGGCTTGATGCTTCCTACAACGCCCGGTATATCAGGATTGATTTCACTGATGCCGCAAACACAGATGGTTATATTGAAGCTGGCTATTTCGCTTGCGGTTACATGGGAGAGATGACTTATGATATTTCCATTCCTAGCGAATTGCCTTCATGGGTTGACCCTTCAATCCAGCATGAAACGGAAGGTTCTGATTTGTGGGTTACGAAACGCAGCAAGTACCGCATTGCCAGTTATATTTTTGAATTTCTGGATAAGGCAGAAGCTTTAATCACTTGGGATGATATTTCAAGAATCGTTGGCGGCTCAAGGCCAATAATCTTATTATATTTTTCGGATAGTGTGATTTACCAATATAGGTATGCAATGTTTGGTTTGATAACAAATGCAAACCGTGGCATTATAAAACGGCAGTTAAGGCAAAACACCGAAGCAAATTCCTTTGGTGTTTCTATTGATGTTAGGGAATTGAGAAAATGACAGCAGCAACGATAACCGCCGCAACGTATCAGCAAACGAGGGGTGCATCTAATTGGGGTACAGGCTCAAATGCTTATAATGATATGGTTGCCGCCCTTGCAACTGCTATAAACAGCCATGCAACCGATATTGATTCAATCAATGCAACGATTGCCGCCGGGATTGATTTAACAAACACATCAGTTAGTTCAGTTTTAATTGGAACGGGAACAAAGAATTTCACTCTTGCCAGCTCTAAAGCGTATCAGTTGAATCAGTGGATTATTGTTACTGATGCCGCCACTCCCGGCAACTGGATGTTAGGGCAAGTTACAGGTTGGAATAGTGGAACAAAAGCGCTGGCCTTAAGTGTTTCGGTAACTTCCGGTTCTGGCACAATTGCAAGTTGGACGGTTCAATATTCAAGCCCGCCAGATCAGACCGTTAATATTAACGGCTTAACTGAATTCACTGGCAAGGTTGCCAATAATGATATGATTGTTTTTTATGATGCAAGCGCATCAGCAAATAAAAAGTATTCAAAGAAAAATCTTGAGAAATATATCAGAACAATAGCGGGGTTATAACTATGGCTTCTATCACAGCTAATCAATTTAAAGAACAAGGCACTTTATCAGGCTCAACAAATGGAAGGGCATTAAAGATTTCTGGAACAAACTTTGCTGGTGCGATAACAGTACACACAGCAACCGCAACAGCCAATGAAGTTGATTATGTGACTTTATATGCAGAGAATATTGATACAACGAATGATATTCCTATCTATTTACTTTGGGGAACTGAATCATCAGGCGATGAAACCCCTTTTCTTATCCCACATGGCAATGATGCAACGGGTGAAACAACTTTCCCTGAAAAGCCAAATAAAGTATTAATAGCTGATAATGTGCCGTTAGCAGGTGGAGAGATTGTAAAGGTTTTTGCAGGCACAACTAATAAGATTAAAATCACTGGTGATTATAAACGCTTTGAAACGGTAGCATAAATGGCACGTCAGATTCGCGATGCAATGAACCATATGCGAAGCCCCTTGATTGGGGTTAGGCAAAGTGCGTTGCCTTCTTTGATTAAGCGAATTCAGCACTTTTCAATAACGATTGCGAATACCGCAACTAGCAACACAGCAACGATAACTTCAGTTGATACCACAAACAGCCTGATTTTCTTTAACGGCAGCTTCACAGATAACGCAAGTTACCAGAATGAAGATGCTTTTGCCCGTGTTGCTCTCACAAATGCAACCACGGTTACAGCAACCAGAACCGGCGCTGATGGCAACTGCTTTGTTACTGGTTGCGTTATTGAATTTGTGCCGGGGGTTATATCAAATGTTCAAAGAGGAACAATAACCGTTGCAGCGGCTTCAGCTTCAAACACCGCAACGATAACCGCCCTTTCGACTGAGAATATGGCTTTTTGTAATTTTCTAGGGAATACATCAAGCCAAGCCGCTGATTCTGCTCTTAATGCTTTCTGCAAAACTGAAATGACCAATTCAACCACGGTTCAGGCAAGCAGGACTGGCACAACAGGGGATTGCGTTGTAGGTTATCAAGCCTGTGAGTTTAGTTCATTGGTGATTAATAAAACGTATCGTGCAAACGGGGCTATATCCGCTGCATACGGGGCAGTTACGATTGACAAAATGTATGCTGGTTCTGCAACGGCGGTTGCCAATGGCGGGGCTATTTTTGCCGCAAATGGCGGCTTTAAATCAAATGGCGCCGCAAGCGCACAAAACATCTTCACGTTATTCATGCCAAACGCTTGCGAGAAGGCTACGAATATTGCAATGCCGGGAGTTAAAGACTCAGGCGCAACGGGAACGGGCGGTTCTTATAACCTCCCGGTTGTGTTTTTTCTAAAGCAATTCATTAAGAATTCACAAGTAGTTGTTTTAAAGGATGCTGGTGCTGGCATTGCTTCTTATAATCTCCCGGCAGAATATAACGCAAGCAAGGTATCAATCACAAGGCTTGGTGAGTATTCAAACGACACCACTATTAATAATTCTCCTTCACTATCTAACCTTTATTTTGATGGGACAACAATCACAGCGGATAGGGCTGGCACTTCCAATAATTTGAGCACAGGTTTTCTATTAACAGAGTGGGTTTGATGGGTGGGCAGAATATGCAACAAAGAATTGAGGGGTTAGAAATGAAAGTTTCATCGCTTGAACATGAACATCATTTAGTTAAAAAAGATGTAAGCGAGATTACAGTATCTCTGAAGTCATTGGCAGAATCAGTCCAGAAACTTGTGATAACCCTAGACCGTGGAAAATGGCTGGCTTATGGCATTTTAATCATGGCAGGAATTCAGATATTAGGAATAAATGATTTCTTCAAAATCATTCTTAAAGGTGCGTTATGATGCAAGGTTCTATTTTGTTCAATCATTGGCGAGAAGTGCCAAAAGAAGCTTGGCGCTGGCCTAACTTTACACCACAAGAACTTGCCAGCAAGGGTAACGGTTCATTGTTGGTTGATTGTGAAAGCCTTGATAAACTGCAAGCCGCAAGGACGAAAGCAGGGATTCCATTTATAATTAATTCCGCTTATCGTGACCCGGCTTATAACAAGCGCATTGGTGGCGCAGAGCATTCAATGCACATGAAAGGCAAAGCTTTTGATGTTGCTTTAAATGGATATTCAAAAAGCTTCTGGCACAAACTTTTCTTAGATTCCGGGTTCACAGGTTTTGGCCTTCACTATGCAACATTCATTCATGTTGATACTGGCAATCCCCGGACTTGGTGAAATAATTTTATTTATCGCCCGATAGTGATATTATAAAGGTCTGATATTTAATTAAGATAAAGGTTATAGAAATGACACCAGAAATCATTGGAAGTTTTGTCAGGGCGATTCTTCAGGCGCTTGCAGGTGGTTTAGTTCTTGATGGCGTAACAACCGAAAGCACATTAACAACAATTGCCGGTGGTATCACAGCGGTTATCACCGTTGTTTGGTCTATCTGGCAGAAAAAAGCAGCTAAGAAGTAATGTCAACCCAACTTTTAGGAATTATTGGCCTCGTTGCTGGCCTTTACGCTCTGGTTTGGTGGTTAATCCACCGAAGCGAGAAAAAGGCGGTTGAGGCCAATACCCTAAAAATGCACAATGAGATTAATCAAGATGCTTCAGAAAAAAACAAGAACGCAGCGGAAATTTACTCAAAGCCTGATATTTCTGATCCTATCAAGCTTGCTGATAAGTTTAGCAGCTTGCCAGACTGAACAACCGCTTCCGGTGGCCTATTGCCCTCAGTATATAAAACCAAGTCCTGAATTCGATCAACTCGTTGCAAGTGGAAATTATAAGCCGCAGGTTAATAATGACTTCAACCGCATTTTAAAGCAGCAAATAGAGATTCTAAAAAACTGCTATCCAGAAAAATATCAATGGTATTTAAAAACCCAAAAAGAGAAGGCCACAGAATGAAAAGGACTTTTATCATATCAGCGCTATGCTGGCTTTGTTTTATTGCCCCTGCAAGCGCAGTAGACGGGAAATTCGACACATTAACCGCAAAGCATATTATTATTAAGGGTGGCAACACGAAAGCAATAACTATCATTCCAACATCAGATAATCAGTATGCCCCCGTTGCATGGAAAGACCAGCAGGGAAATATTGTTGCAATGATTGTTGCACATGAGAAGCAAACCGGCGGGGCGGTTCATAATCATTTAAGTATTTATACGGCAGATAAAGACCGTTCAAAGCGTGTGAGCCGTATAGATACACAGTTTGGCGTTGATGATCCGATTATCAGCTTTGAGAAAATCAATGTTATGCTCAAGAAGGATGCTAAATTGCTTTTGCCTGATGAAAAAGGCGGGGTTGTTCAGGTGTATTCTGAAGGCGGGGTTCTTAAAACCCGAAAAACCAATTATCAAACAAATCTGATTGCGGATTAACTTAATACCGATACAAGAAAGATTCATTCCTTATTATTTCAATAAAAGGGCGAGTTGTGAAACCCGCCCTTCTTTTTTACTTATCCGATCCTAAATAAACCGGGGTGTCTTTCAGTTGATTTTTTATCATAATAATAGCGTCTTCAACAATCTTCGCTTGTAGCAGTTCCAGCCTGTTAAACTTCACAGCAAAAGTAAGTTTACCCTCTTTGATTCTGGTTTTTAATCGCAGTTCTACTTTATATGGTGGCATCCCCAAGAAAGGACTTAAACCAAGAGTAATCACTGATGGGATCGTCATATCTTTTTTAGCGCCTTTTATAGTGGTGTTTTCCGCAAAGACAACCTGAACATCGCCATTCTGTGTATTGAATACATTTGATATATTCTGCTCTCTTGTGGCCTGAAGGTTGGCACAGATTTCTTTTAAAGTTGCCCCATCTGGATCAGCTATCGTATGAATAAAATCTTCCAAGAATTCAACAAATGCTTCTTGTGAGATTGTATCAACCACGCGATTAGAGTTCATTTTGCCAACACCAAGCCAAGCCAGATATTCTTCAGTTGCCGCGAATTTGAAAATTACGCCATGATGTGACCAACCCGGCTTATCACCATTATAATCAAATATAGCTTTGATTTCCGGGGTTTTTGTTCCACTTATAAAAATAACCGTTTCAGGCGTTTTGAATTTTCTAACGTAAGCAATAAATGAACTTAAATCAGTAAGTTGCGGAAAACCAGTTTTTCTTGCTGGTTGCGGGGCAAGTTCGATAAGTTGCCTGACTTGATACCCTTCGGGGGCAAGCACAACTGGAATACCATTAATATTTTTTGGCTCTGCCAAGCTTGCGCCAGCGGCAAGGATAGCTTGTGTTTCGTTCTCAACTTTCATTTGAATTACCTTTCTAATATTGGTTTTATGCGGTTTGTTTAATTTCGCCAGTTTCAGGATCGACAATCTCTTTTTTATCATCGACTGAACGCAGGTTAAACATATCAGGTTGGCGTGGATCTTTCCTTGAAAGCTCACCATCTGCAATAGCGAACATCAGAGTGCGCCCCATCTCTGGTTGTGGCGGCTTCACAGTGATTTTATCAGTTATTGAGAGTGTAACATCATCGCCCTTAAAAGGTTCAATTTCCAACTCAAAGCTGATTTTCCCCTTTTTGCCAGTGTCACGAACAGCCAGAACAAGCGCTGATAATTCAGCGCCCGCCCGATCAATAAAAGCCCCGTTCCTAACTTGAGCAAGTAAATTTAAAAAACTCTGCATAATCTTTCCCTATTCTTTAGATTTAATAAAAACAACACTTCCTTTTTCATCACGATCATAACAACTGGCAAACATCATTTGCTTTGTTGGTTCGTGGATTTCACCGTCAAAATAAAGGCTTTTGCCGATAAAACTTGAATCAAGCGAAAATTCATCGCTTAAAGCGATTCTATATATCGCCTGACTTATTACGCACTTTGCAAAAATAATCCACGGGTTGATTACCCGTTCTATAATACAAAGCTTGTTTGAAACGTAAACTTTACTATCCGCCATATTCGCCTAATTCTTCTTTATTTTCCATATTGGCAATTTTTGCTTCTAAAGCCTTTATCTTCCTGAAGAAGAATAGAAGCACGCAGAATAAATAAACATATCCTTTCATTGAAGGATGGAAAGCCCCGCCCCTTGCGCCTTCTTCAATCATATCGAATTCAGCATCGTTAATATGATATTGCAGCGGCCTTTTTCTCTCGTTAATCATATTCCCCCTCGTTTTTATACAATTATAATCCCTGCCAATACTATAAGCGCACCAAACCAAGCCCCGGTTAATCTTTCCGCTGGCCTGATGAAATCCAGTGTTGAGAATATCTGTGAAGCGAATCTATAGAATAACCCCTGCGTAAATACCCCAAGCCCGATAACAGCAACCCATATATTGCCCGTATATACAGCGGCACCGATAAAAGCCGGGTAAAATGACCAAGCCCGAATACACATAGCAACCGTACCAGCATTAACCGCTTGGCGGGTTGTGGTGAGGTTTCTCCCATATATACGATCAACAATGAAATCAACAAAAGGATCATCAGATTCATTATTCCAGATTCTAAAATCACCATGCCCCGCTGTGAAGTATCTGCCCCATCCGTAAACATTCCACCAGAAGGCAAAAGCCCCAAAGGACAACCCCATAACGCCCGATAACTTTACATCATGCGATTGCAAAAGGAATACACTGGAAACAACCACTGATAAGGCGCTGGCAAAGAATCCATCGCTTATTTTCTTTGCCCCCCTCACAGCATTTAATAAGGAAAACGCTATAGGAATTATTAACCATGCCGCAATCATTGCCTTACATCCTTTGTTTTTATCAAGTTAACTTTCCTTCCATATTGCGCCTCAAAGTGTTGGCGTTTCCGCTTTGATTTCTCGTTATCAGCGCCTTTTACATCATCTATAACCCGTTCAAGGGTTTCCTTGATGGTATATTCAAAATCAAATATCACAGCGCATATTTTAAAGCCTTCAACATGAAGATCATAACGGGGGTGGATTACCAAATCTATAATCTCACCAGCCATTAATCGGGGCTTGATATAATTCCCGTAATATCTGGCTTCAACCTTTGAATCAAATAGATAGCCATCAAGCCGGGTTCTTATGTTTCCGAACTTCATTTTACCCGGCTTTTTCGATTTCTCTGGAAAGAAACCAAGCTTCCTTGCCTGTTTTTCGGAAATCTTCATTTAAACTTTCGCTATAAAATCCTCTATAGTTCCAACCGCTGCAATTGCTACAGTTTTAGCCGCAGGATCAATTTTTAATTCCTCAATACCCGCTTTGTATTTTGAAACGAAAATTTGGATTAACTCTTTATCAGAATGAAGGTTCGCAACCTGATTCTTGTCAGATAGAACCTGATATTCATCAGCAACTAGTTTAATGTCAGTGAAGAACCCTAGCGGCAAAGGTGCGCCGGGTAAATGGTTAGACAGCCTTTTAGCAGCTTCATAAGCGTTTTGATCTTTTCTCATATATTCCCCTGTATTTTACTTGTGAAAACATTATCTAAATTTCGATAATTATAAAATCATATTTCTTATTATGTGGATAACCCCGCCCACGGGGTTAGGGCGGGGCTTTTGACGCAAGCCAAACAGTTAAATATTTTCCCTCGGCAATGGTATAACGACACCTAAACCCGCCGCCCAAGCCCGGATGCGCTCTAAATATTGTTCAAACTCAATAGTTGAAAGCCTTGCGGTTGATTGAAGTATAGTTGATTTATTACCCTGCTTATCAGTTATGATCTTGGTTAGCTTGCCAACTTCACGTTTTAAAAACAAATGAACTTCTTCGTCGTCAACATCGTTTCCAGCTTCAATGAACATCTGAAGAACCGCCTGAACCACAACTCCAAAATAATATGCGTTTTGGTTCAAGGAACGTTTCTTTTTCGATTCCTCAATAGTGATTTTGATAATCTTGCCATTCAGGTTTGAAACCGCTGTTGATATGCCTTTGATGATCTCAGGCGTTAACTTGCAATCAATCACTTTTGCGAGGAATTCAACTTTCATTCTTTTTCTTTCGTTCTTTTGATAACTTCAACTCCCGGCGTTCCATTTTCCTAAATGAATTCGCCTCTTCAATGCTGAGTGGTTTTATCCATTCCTCTTGAATCTTCCAAGCCAAATCATCATTATTAACCATGTGCAAAGCCTTTGGATATTCTTTCGTTATATTTTTCGGTTAAATTCGCTATCGCATCTTTAAGGTTATCAGCTTGTTCTATAGGCAATAAGCCATTCCATCCTTCAGAGTAAGTAACTGTTGTTTCTTCCTCGTTTTCTGGATTCCAAGTAATTGTTATTTGCGCTCTAAATTTCATTGCGTACCTTCATTAATTCAAAATAAACCTGAATAGATGCCTTCACATCTGCAAGCGCATCATGTGCGTTATCAAAGGCTTTCCCGAAAATAGTTTCGTAAGCTTCAATCAATTTGGGCGGCTTATAATCCGCGCCATATCCAGCTTTAACCATCTTTTCAGTTGCCGGGAGTTTGCAAAATTCCTTCGCAAGCGCCATAATATCTATAGGCTTCAACCACGGATCAATCCCACGGCGCAAATAAATCTGGCTTTCCCTATCCATTAGAAATTCATCGTAACTGTTGTTATAAGCCAGCCTGTAAGCCGCTTTAACTTGCATCTGGTTGAATTTCTTAAGCGCTTCAATCATTGGAACCCCTTGTTTTTCACAAATTTCAGTTGTGGTTCCAGTAATTTTTACAACGTGTTCAGGGATAACCCATCCATCCGGCTTTATATATGTGGAATAACTCTCAACAATAGCCCCTTCTGGGTTTGTGAGAATAGCCGCAAGCTGAGTAACACGGGGTTGATGTGGTGCCATTTTGTCGGCACGATAATCAATTAAGCCCGTGGTTTCAACATCATAGAAAAGCAGTCCTTCTGGCGTTGGCGGCTCAAGTTTAATCAAACATTGAACATCAAGTTTACTCCAGGCGCATTGGACGGAAATTTCACTCTCTGCAAGATTAAAGAAAGTATGACCGCAAGTTTTACAGGTGTAATCCATTTATTTTTCCCTCTTCATTTTGATATATGAATTAACCATTGCGGCAGAGCCTTCAACTTCTTGTTTCCAGAAGTCCTGAAGAGTTACCCCTTCTTTTTGAAGCCCCATTCTATTTGAATTTAGCTTCAGAATAAAAGCTGATTCAAGCAATTGCATAGCTGCAAAAAAAGCTGGCTTTTCTTTATTATTTCCAGATTCTTCCATAATTGAACTTGCTTTATCCGCTATACAAAACGCATCCGCAAAAACTTCAGCGACTTTATCCATATCAATTCCTAAATCTTCCATCTTTAACCCCTAACCTTCGCATCATGCGTTGTAAAAATTTCTATCAAATTATCATAATCAACTTGTGGTAATGCCTTAACAGCAGCGTCATTTGCTGTTAGAAAGTCCTGAATCTCAGTTGATGTTTTGCACTCAATCAACTTGGCTTTTAGAGCCTCAAAGCTTCCGGGCTTAATGCCACTTAAAGCCGATTCAAGATCAGAATCAACAGGTGCAGCGGGTTTATTCACTGGCGTTTTCTCTTTTTTCTCAGGCTTTGGCGGCTCAAGTTCGTTTTTGCGAGCGTCTTTCGCATTGATGATTTTAACCAGATCATCAGCATTATTTTTAAACTTGTCTTTTGCCTTCGCAAATTCAGTTTTTAAAATATCAAGGCTTGCCGCTTCTGATATGGATTTTAAGAAATCATCTAAACCTAATTCTTTAACTTCAACCCCTTTTTCAAGCCATTCCTTTAACGACTCACCAGTTGAAGGGCAAATCTTCACAAAAACCCCGTCAAAGAGATTTGAACGATCTTTTGACACTGAAGCAACATGATTCATGTCTATGTCAAAAACAACTGTGAATTCGTATTCCATGCCCTCACGTTGGACAGGTGCAAGCCCTACTTTCTTAGGAACCTGTTTCCCTTTATCGTTAGTTTCAAGAACATATTCAATTTTTGCCCTCATAGTTGCTATGATATGGCAGTTACTTTGAAGAATAGCTTCAACCAGCTGATTATGCTCTGGGGTTACTTGCCGCCATGCGGTGTATGAATTGCCAGATTTATCAGCTATAGAACCTTGTTTATCAAGCAAACCCCCGGCACCTGACCAAGCATGAGAAAGCGAATCAATTATTATACACCCGCCATCACCAAGAGCCTTTTGCATCCCCTTGATTGCATCAAGATATTTAACCGCTGTAAAAGGCGGTTCAATACGGGTATAAAGATAATCTTCAACTTTAACTAACCCATCATTGGTTGAGAAGGTTTCCCCTACATAAAGCTCACCACTCCCGGCCTCAGTGTCAATCATACCGACTTTTGACCAGTCACCAGTTACACCAAAAGCAAGAAGCAATGAACTTGCTGTTTTCCCTGCCCCGGAAGGCGCAACCAAGCCAAGCCTTAACCTTGCTTTCTTTCGTTCTGCTTTGCGTATTTCGGCCATTATTTTGCATCCTTTCCGTTAAGTGATTCCATTAATTCCGGTGCGTACTTATATGTTATAAGTTCATTAACTAACTCATCATCTGTAAGTTTGGCCTTTGCCGCCCTATCCTGATTGATACGCTCTTGAAATTTTGATTCTGCATCCCATGCCTGAAATACCATTGATTCAACCCCGAAAAGCATTGCAATGTAGAAAGCAACGCATCCTATTTTGTTTAGTATTTTCATAAAAACCCCGTTTAATTTCACTATTTTTTATATCGGTTTTTCGAGAGTGTCAATATATAATTTGCCTTATACTGTTATTTGCGTATAATCAAAGTATGGAACAAAGAGAATTTCAAGATGCTTTAGCGCATGGCGGCCTTACAAGGTACGCTTTCGCACAAAAAACCGGTATGAGGTGGGAAACCATTGATGGTTACTGGAAGGGAGCAACAAAAATACCTAAAAAGGTTGATTGCTTAGTAATGTCTATTACTGGCTGGCGGGGATATGGAAAAACAAAAGAGAAAAAGAAAAACCAAACCGCTAACGCCGCCTAATCGTCAGTGTCAAGTTGCAACCCCGCTTAAGCATATTAAAGATGCTTACATAAAAGCGGAAGGTTTGCTTTCTATGGCAGCGGAATCATTGCAGATGAGCATCAGGCTCTTTAAATATTATATCTATGATTACTATCGGGAGGAAATGGAAGAAGTTATAGAAATGGTTATTGAAAAACGTGCCGATAAGGTAATGAGAATCAGTAACAAGATTCTATCAACCGTGGAGCGTAAAACTGATTTAACACTGGAAATTTTAAACCAGAATCACGAAGAAAGAAAAGCTGAAGATTTTGCGCTTTTGCCGCTTTTCACAATTAAAGAGCAACAGTTCCTTATATTTATTTTGCAGTTATACGCGAAGCACCGGGGCTTTAGTCTTATATATAACGCCCAAGACTTCACAGTGGATGCAACTCAAGAGGGGATTCTTTCAGAAGAGGAAAGGCAAGTTTTCGGAAGTGCGATTAAAGAAGTCGCGAGGCATAACCCGGAAATCATCGGACAACTTCGTGTAATTCAGGGTGGGAAAACTTGAAGGCTCCCGGCGGGTTTGGAATAAACAACCATGATGTTTTTCATGCAAGGAAGCATATTAGATTAAAAGAAAGCCCCCTTGAAATGATATGTGATCGCAGTTTCGAGGCGTTTACATATCTTGCGTTTAAGAGTATTGAACCGCAAACCCCCTTTCTCAATAACTGGCACTTTGGTTTGCTTTGCGAATATATGCAAGCTGCAGCAAAGAAGCAGATCAAGCGCCTGATTATTAATATTCCACCAAGATATATTAAATCAACTATTTGCTCTGTGTCATTCCCTGCATGGATCTTAAAAGAGAATCCTTCTAACAAAATAATAGTTGGTTCTTGTGATCGTGATCTTGCTGGCACTCACCACATTAACACCCGTGTTGTTATGAATTCTGAATGGTACAAGCGGAAATTCCCAGAGGTTCAGTTTTCCAAAGACCAAAACACAACCCGGAAGTTTAAAACAACCGAGGGAGGCCATAGAATTGGGGTTTCTATGGGGCAAAATATACTTGGTGAGGGTTGCAACTATCTGATTATTGATGATCCGCACAAACCCAAAAACGGCAATCTTGAGAAGGCTCTTTTAAATGCGCAAATATGGTTTGAACAGCAAGCCTACAGCCGCTTGAATGACAAGAAAAACGATGTGATCGTTTTAATCATGCAGCGGATTCATGAAAATGATCTCTCTCAATACTTACTTAATAAAGGCGGGTGGGAACATTGCAAGATACCGGGCATTGAACCAGCAAGGAAAATATATTCCTTTGGTGATTTCAGTTATGAAAGACAAGCTGGCGAGGTTTTGCACGAAGCGAGGGAAAGCTTAGAAGATTTGGAAAAATCAAAAGTATCAATGGGAAGTTATGCTTTTGAAGCGCAGTATCAACAGAACCCCGCCCCTGTTGGTGGTGGCGTGTTCAAATTGAAATGGTTTGGAAGGTTTTCAGAAGAACCAGCGGAGCCAGAGTTTACAATTCAATCTTGGGATACGGCGGTTAAAACAGGTGATAAACACGATTACAGCGTTTGCACAACATGGAAGGTTTTTAAAAGTAAATATTATCTGGTGGATGTAAATCGGGCAAGGTTGGAATATCCTGACCTTAAGAAACGGGCTATAAATATGGCTAACAATTTTCAACCGGATATGATACTTTTAGAGGATAAGGCTTCCGGGCAAGCCTTGATTCAGGATTTAAAAAGAGAAACAAAATTGCCAGTTATTGCTATTAATCCAACGAAGGACAAAAACACAAGGGCAAATGCTCAAAGTGGCAAGATTGAGGCGGGGTTAGTTTTCTTGCCAACTTATGCCCCGTGGTTGCCTGACTTTGAAAACGAGCTTACAGCCTTTCCAAATGGTAATTTTGATGACCAAATCGACTCAGTTACGCAATTTCTTGAATATATTACCAATAAAATGCAAACTTCCAGTGCAAATATAAGGGTTTTATAATGTTTAGTTTCTTCAAGCGCAAGCGCACTATAAAGCAAAATCCTGTTGGCTTTATCAGTTATGGTGGAAATTATGAGCATAGTTTAGGACGGGATTATAACTCTTTTGCAGTTGAGGGTTATTCAAATAACACTATAGCCCATAGGTGCATTGATTATATTTCAACAGCGGTTTCAACCGTTGCGCTACTTGCCTACACTTCACAGAATGGCAAGCTTAAGAAAATGGATTTCCAGCACCCATTAAATAAAATCCTCAAACGCCCTAACCCTGTGTTTGGTGGTGCAAAATTCTTTGAAAACCTGATCGCTTATAAACTCATTGCCGGGAACGCTTATATTATCAAAAACCCGCTTGATACGACTTTTACCAGAGCACCAACGGAGCTTTGGTTAGTTCGCCCTGATCTAGTGAGTGTTAAGCCCGGAAGAATGGGTTTCCCTTTATCTTACGAGGTGAAGGCATATAACGAGGGGGTTACAATCCCGGTTGACCAAATAACCGGGCTTTCCGGGCTATTGCAGATTAAGAATTTTAACCCGGTTAATGATTATATTGGCTTATCAAAATTTGAGCCAGCGGCTTATTCAGTTGATACATTCTCAAGCGTTCTGAAGTGGAATAAGCGCCTGTTGGATAGAGGGGCAAGGCCAAGCGGGGCTTTTGTTTCAGCAGATAAACTCTCTGATGAACAGTTCACGAAAATCAAGCAAACGCTTGATGAACAATATTCAGGCGCAGATAACGCCGGGAGGCCATTACTTCTTGAAGGCGGTATGAAGTTTGAGGAAATGCAAGTAAACCCTAAAGATATGGATTATATTCAATCCAAAAACACAACCGCCCGTGACATTTGCATTGCCTTTGGCGTACCCCCTCAACTTATCGGTTTGCCCGATTCTCAGACTTATTCAAATTATGCAGAAGCAAAAACCGCTTTTTGGCAAAATACCGTGTTGCCTATTCTTGATTCGCTGGTTGATGATTTGAATATCTGGCTTTCCCCTGCATACGGGCAAAATGTCTTTATCAGCTATGACAAAAACGATATAGACGCTCTAATGTCAATTCGTGCCAAGCAGTTTGAAATGCTTGAAAAAGCAACTTTTCTTACACCAAACGAGAAACGGGAGGCGGTTGGATACGAAGCAATTGAAGGTGGTGGAAGGCTTTATATACCAGCAAATAACGTGCCAGCGGATCTTGTTGATTCTATGAATCAGACTGATCCACAAGCCGCGAAAAAATATATCATGAAAACATTACCTGAGTTAGCTTTCGAGAAATTGCAAGAATCCGAAAAATAAGGGGTTTTATGAAGCTAACAGAAAAACAGGCTGAGTTTCTTGAAAAGAATATTTTGTTCAAAATCAGCGCTGATAAGCATTTAACACAACATGAGCACGTTGCCTTCACAAAATACCGGGATTTAATCACCGTTGTTGAAGAGATATTCAATGATGGGAATTTCAAGATTGAACAAAGTGTTTCAATAGATGCGCAGGGGATACCCCGCCTTGTTGAGTTTATCGGGTATGTAATGGATGATGGAATCGTCAAACACGCTGTTCTTGTGGCGCAGTTTGTTACCTATCACGAAACAAAAGAGCTTATTTTCGAGAGTGATTTAATCGCCTTATATCGCATTGATAAAATCTTTTATGATAAGCCAATAGAGAGCTTTTATGAAACAATTGCCAAGACAGGCGCAAAGATAGGGGAAGTGCCGCTTTATGCCAAATGCAACCCGCAACCAGTTAGTTAAAGACCATTTATTCCTGTTACTGAAAAACGAAGCCTTTGCAGAAATGCAGTTTCGGAAGTTGCTGTTTTCCGCTTACAACCGGGCGGGGCAAGTTTACGAAAATTCAGGCATAGAAGGAATAAATGCAGTTCTTAGAAACCTGCCCGAAGAAATATATTATACTCTCGTTTCCATCTATAAGCGGGTGATACCTGAATACGGCAAGCACACAATCGCCAGCGTTAAAAGCCGCAAAACCCCAGAGATTGAAACGAAAGCATCTATAACAGGCTCAATTGATAATTTCTTTATTGATTTATCGGTTAGCTGGATAACTCAGGAAGGCTTAAAACGCTCAAAGAGTATAAACGACACAACAATTGATGATGTTAATTCAATCATTCAGGCGGGGCTTGAAAGTGGTTTATCAATACCAGAGATTTCAAAGAACATAAGAACCGCCGCCACTGAGTTAACCCGCAACCGGGCGGCTACAATTGCGATTACAGAAGTTCATGCAGCCAGTATGTTTGCCAGCATAGAAAGCGCAAAGGCAACCGGGCTTAAGTTAATGAAAGAATGGGCGGCTGTTGAAGATCATAGGACAAGGCCAACCCATGCGGCAGCGGATGGGCAAAAGGTTGATATGGATCAGAAGTTTAAAGTTGGCGGTTATTTAATGGACAGGCCGGGAGATCCAACCGCCCCGGCAAAAGAAACAATAAGATGCCGTTGCGCCTTACTTTACCTTGAGAAAGACTATGATTTTTTAGATGAATAATAGTTGTGGATAACTGTATTGACTATAACTAAAAACCGTTATAAAACTGTTTTCAAGTTAAACGCAAAAACAGGAGACAGAAATCATGAAAACACTAGAACACGGACAACACGTTTATGTTGAATCTTGGGGCAAAAACGCAAAGATCACAATCTTTGCACTTAAAGGCTCATGTGAAAAAAATAATTCCGATTATCTGAAGGCTTTAGATCGCGCAGTCAAAAACGGCCATGAATTAGCAGCAACTATTCAGATTGGAACGGTTATCACTAATTCGCATGGTTACTATGAACGTGAGGATGCAAAAGCTGCAACCGCTATTGAATTAAAGGCTGGCGAGGAAGTTGAAATAGAAGGCCGCAAATATACAGTAAAATTGATGGGCAAAAACTATAGTGATCCTATCCATTTTATCCCATGCCATTCAGAAGAAAGGAGGGTTGCTTAATGCAAAGTAATAATCCAGAAACGCCAGAACTCGGAGCGATGCCTGAATATATCCTTGCTTATATTGCGCCAATGGCTTGTGGTGAAAAAGAGCGCAGGGAATTGATAAGGCGACAAAAGTTAGGGATAGCCACAGGCGATAGGCTAAACCATATTAAAAAGGAAAGTTAACGAATATCGCGGGGGTTGGACACAGCGATATAGCTCAAGCTGGCAAGTGAGCTAGACAACACCAGCAGCCGGGGGGTTGGCACAAACTCGATTTAGTAGTCTCCACTAATCGCCCCGGCACTTTAAAATCATAGATGAAAGATAAGATAATGAAAAAATATGAATTAACCACAAATACACGAATTAAATTTGGCAAAACACTATATCAAATTCGCGCTTTAATCTCATTTGGCAAGGTAAAAGCTGGTGATCTTGGTGGGTGGGTTGAGAACGAAGAAATCTTGTCTCAAGAAAAAGATGCGTGGGTTTTCCCTGATGCGGAGGCTTTTAAAGGCTCTGTAATCAGGGGTGGTGAAATCAGGGGTGGTGTAATCTGGGGTGGTGAAATCAGGGGTGGTGAAATCAGGGGTGGTGTAATCTGGGGTGGTGAAATCAGGGGTGGTGAAA